CCACAACATTCTCATCACTAACGAAGTTAGATCCACTGTTAAGCAGGAAAGTGCCAGTCGGCACTTCACATTTCACAGCAGTTATGAGGTATGTGTATTGGTTAGTGGATGTTCTACCGGTAGAGTTTACTGTCAGTCCGGAGGATGCCCCTGACGTGGTGACAGTTAACGTTGCTCCAGTATCTTGAAGGAGGGAATACATGATGTAGTAGCCCTGATTGACACCAACGGTCAATGACGCAGTGGTGTTACCCGTGAAGGTAAACAATGAGGGACCAAACATCAAGTTGGTGCTGAAGTACTGTTGGTTCGGAACGGCAGCCAGATTGGTAGCAGTACATATCTGTGTGGTGAATAGAGCCTGCTGAGCAGCAATCAACTCCACTTCATAATCCACAATAATGTCGCCAATGTTCTGGGCTGTAGAGACAACTTGATCGGTCATGACCAATACTTGGCCAAGATCTATCAGTTTAGAATCAACAGTTGTGTGGGTATTGGTAAACCGCTGCACATTGTCGCAAGGTATGGACAGTGTAAGCGAATCCCAGACGGGCCCTTCACAATGGTGAGTGAGAGCAAAGAATTCAATTCTATCTCCAGGTTTAGGATCAGTCGAATCATAATCAAACCCCACCCCAACCTTACCGGATGTGGCAGTGGATTGATTAGTGACGAAAGTGACAGCCAATTTCCGAAATCTGTACTTGTCGTAGTTCATGGCAATGGTTGACAGCCATGGAAACATGGCACTTCTACCAGGGTTAGCTATCAAGCTATTGCACTGATAGGTCAACGTTGTTGCACTTGTGACAACGGAGGACAGCATCTCACTATGCGAGATGAGGACCCCATTACGAACAGGCTTAGTCTTCGGCTTCGACTGTTTCTTAATCGACACACCTTTAGCAACTGGAGCTTGCTTCACAGCCACTGATGATCCCCCTGATGCATAATGGACCGTGCCTGCAGACTTGGATGTCTTCAGAGCCTTGCCCTTCTGCACCTGTGGTTTCGCTTTACCTGCCATGTATTGGGTAATCACCTTCCGGACAGCTTTTGTTGTAACCTGCTTGCCCTGTTTAAGTAGATACTTAACAGCAGAGTCAACAAATGGTTCCAGCAAATGACCTGCGAGGGGTATAGTACCAGACAAGGCGGCTGTTATGGCCTTCCGAGATACGGTAGCTATCGGCCCTTCCACAGAGCTATCAGGGTGGGTCACGTAATAATCCTGGCGGCGGAGGCGATTTGTATCACCGTACTCCACTACTTCTCTCTCCACAACCTTCTCAACAGGTTGCGGACCCTTCTTCGGAGCCAGAGCGGACGTGTCAGAAAACCCCTCGACTAGTTCGTAGACTCCAGCAGCAGCTGCAGCAATAGCTAGGGGTAGGACAAGCGCCAGCTTGCACGATAATGGTCAGTTATCTGGTGCAGTAGTCGAGGAGCGTCACAACCTTGCGACGCACCTCCTGATGGTCGGTAGTAAATTTCATGGCTTGTAGCTCCTCCTCAATGGCAGTTTGGTCATCGGGGGTGAGGCCAAAAGCCAACCAGAAAGAATACCGACTCTCAGGCGTTATAGTGCCACACTGCTGAACAGCCCGGAATTTGTGAGGTGCACTATAATCAGATTCAACATCGGAAAAACCACTGGGGAAAGATTGGTAAAACTGAGCTAGGACCGGAACATCTCCGGCCAAGCTCAGCCCCCCATCTCTCTGTGAACACAGCCACCCATAAAGTTTTCCCTCCGTCATATCACCTCGAACCACACAACAGTCTTTTGTCATGACTGTATCCGGTCTCCTGACCATCACCCATCCACGGGATGTTTGGATAGGGTGCATTTGACAAAACTCAACGTGTTCCAACTCAAAAACCGGTGGTTCCACTTTCATGGTGTAACCCATCATGAGAAACCACTCATTCAATGTTCCCAGTTTATGATAATCACGTTTCTCACACACCACAACACAATCATCGCCACAATTCATGAGGGAAGCATCAAGTCCAACCTCGGCGAAAAATTTGTAGCATAGTGATGACATGATTAGGTAATTGCCCATAGACGTGTTCATATCTCCTGACATGCGGCAGCCTTCAACGGTGTATTTGATTTTTCCGTCGGAAACATAGGCGGTGCCTTTGTTGAGCACCTGCCACTCCAAATACTCAGCGAGTAAAGGATCGTGGAAGATGTCGTTATACACGCTGTGTTCCCAACGCAAAGCTTCAGCAGAGCAATGCTGATCAAACCGAGAAGCGTCCAACCCCACAAAGCAAGGTTGTTTGAACCGCTGACTTTTCTTAACCAAGATACTGGCAACTTTCTCAACGGTATAACCTTTGATAGCTGTAGGTTCGCCCCACAATCTGTCAATGGCCTTCATCAAGAGAGGTTCCAGTTTCTTCAGGTAACGTCCGACCTCCACGTTGTATCGCATACCACGTGGTTGAATCACCCGAGGGGGTGGGTCGGGCTTAAGAGTTTTGTTGATTTTCTCCGCCTTGACAAATGTGGATAAGTGGGCATCACGCTGTGTCAATGGCAGAACGTCAAGAGTGGACGCAGCTTTCTCGTACCGGGTACGTCGCAACCCGTGATAAGACGCGACAAACTCGTCACGTGTCATACGGGGGCAATAACCCACGAGTCGACTGATCCGTAAACCAACATTCTTAAGCTTCGCGGCAAAGACGCCGGGTTTTGGTCTAGGTGGGCGCCGTAAAACACCTTTAACTTTGTCCTCAACAAAGAACACTCTCTCGACGAGACCGCGCTTCACGTTCTTGAGAGAGCTATTGTGGACAAGATACCTATATGTGGTACAAAGGGAGTTGAACAGGTACCAAGTTCGTTTCCCTTTCCCCGAGTACCCAGTGGTAACCGTGAAGACCTCGGAGGGTAACAGAGACGATTCTAAAGATTTATCGTACCGGTCAATCTCTGTGTCCTTCCCTTCACGGCGCACTAGGCCTCCCTAGAGTACATTGGTTGGGGACACAAAGCGCTGGATCCAGCGCTCAACATCCCGGACCTCACTAGGCCTGTAGAGACACGCAGCCACTGCTAGTGGTAGTATGCGCACTCGATCGCTAAAGCGCACATTGATCGCCTTCATCTCATCAAGTATGACCTTCTGATACACCAAAGCATTCGCCTTGGTGTTGGTTAGGAGACCCACACGTGAGATTGCCCGTTCAGCGAGCCGACAAGCGAAAGAGTTCCGTTCTTTCTTAGGTACTACAGGAGGGTCCTGTGCTATTTCCCCAGTTTGAGACCAAGCATGGTCTAACTGCCTCTTGAGCTCCAGATAGTAACGATAGTCGGTGGGTATTAGGAATAGGACGGCCAATAGCAGCCCAATTCCATACAACACCAGACCGAACACACCATACATCACTACTAGACCCACAAACAAAGCAGCCAACCCAGCCCGCACACGTCTGTTCATCATACCCCGCAACAGCCTAGTATCGTCCTCAATCCTATGGATGAGTGACAAAACTACAGAAACTATGCGGGCTATGGTGTTGTCGACTGCTTTGACAAACAGTCTGACACAGTGGTAAGGGCCCCAGAAAGGAAATAATACAGTCCACAATGCCATTTTGAGCGCAGTTACAATTTGACCCCATAAGGTAGTCCGCTCCTTCAAACCCGCAACACCCCCTTCAGGATGATCCGAGAGAATACCAGTATCCATGGCTGGACAACTCTCCAGGTGGTCAAC